AGCGGCGTGCCCACTACTGGTGGGAACCAGTAGACCCACTTCCGCACATACTTGTGACTGGACGTAGGGACCCAACTGCTCTCTAAAGGTTCCCTTCTCATATCCCACCCCAATGGTCCTTCTCTGCGTGAAGCAGCTAGGTGCCAAAGGAATAGTGTACGAGAATCGGCAACTTTACGGCGCCCGGCTTTAGCCACGTAACGTTTGAAATAAACGCTTTGTGGATCAAACCGGGGGCTGTTAGGTTTACCGGCCTTTAGAAGCCCCTTGGAATACGCTGAATGAACGTCGATAAAGACGCCACTCATTGTATCTTCGTTAAAAGGAACGAGGGGAAGATTTAGTTCTCGGACAAGTCCGATTGCCATTTCCTCCAGCTCACCTCCAGGTACGGCTATTGACACCAACCCATTTACGTTATGACACCAGCTCGCTTTGAGCTTGTTGATATCACGTAAGTAAAATGGGGTAATGTCATAGCCTTCATAAGCATTCACACCGCAAGACTCCCGAAAGGGTCCTGCCACGTGAGACTTATCCTGGTTAATAACGAAACCAAGGAACCGCATAATCCGCTTAAGGTCATCAACTAACTCAGATTCTATGATGATATCATCACCATAGACTGAATACGTCTTTGACCCGACTGCGGAGCATGCTGCAGCGAAAATCAGCGTTTCGATCGCAAAAGTAGATCCGTTCCCCATTGAGGAGAACTTTTCGTACTTTGTAATTTCACCGTTGCTATTCACATAGCATGGCGATCTTACGTCACATAGGTACTGAAACCACTCTGTTGGAAACAGGGCGGCCACAGCATTATATGCGACTGTGTCGGAAGCCATTGACATGTCAATCGTGGCATTTAAGCCACTAACCGACGCGTCTTTAGCCAATTGCTGATTTCGAGATTGGTCAGACAAATCGATTCCTCGTCTGAGGAGACGCCTTTTGGCGTACGAATCGAAAGCAAGTTGAAGGGGTATATTCCCCTCTGGCTCGCAAGCGATCGTTCGATGAGTTTTCCAATTTTTGGGTACAGTCTCCACACGGTTCGTTACCGTCCTCTTGAGCCTGAGCTCGCCGTAACCCCAGTAATGGGATAGGGCGTTCAGGTACTTGAAGGCGGCTGGCGTACATGTCTGCTTTTTGCTCACTTTCGTGAACGGAAGCGACTCTCGCCTGGACCGTGTAGAAGTAGCGCCTGCAGTGACTCTAACCTCCTTCGGCAAATGCGTCAGGAATGTCGTATAGTCACCTAATGTCCTGGAAATCCAGGTCTCCATACGGGCCACCCACTTATCAACATCGGGATCTAAACGATCGCGGTTAAGTAAGTAGTGGTCCAATCTCT